ATGGCAAAGCGTCATCAACTTATGTACCTACAACAATTACAGTAGCAGACGAATCAACAGATACTACATGCTTTCCGTTGTTTGTTACAGCAGCGACTGGCGACTTACCTCCTAAATCAGGAAGTAATCTTGCTTTTAACTCAGGTACAGGGGCTTTAACAGCTACTAGCTTTGTTGGAAACTTGACAGGAAATGTTACTGGGAATACGAGTGGCTCATCAGGAAGTACAACAGGAAACGCAGCAACTGCAACAGCTTTAGCTACTGGCAGAGAAATTTCTCTTGCAGGTGATGTTACAGCTTCAGGCGTATCATTTGACGGAACTGGCAATATAAGTCTATCGACAACGATTGCAGCAAACAGCGTAGCACTTAGCACAGACACGACTGGTAACTATATTGCTGCTGTTAGTGGCACAACTAATGAAATTAGCGTATCAGGATCAGGAAGTGAGGGTGCGACTGCAACAATCGGATTACCTGACGATGTAACTATTGCAGGTAACTTAACAGTAAACGGCACAACAACAAGTATAGACACAACTAATTTAGAAGTTGAAGATCCATTAATTAAACTAGCAAAAAACAATAGTGCTGCTGATAGTCTTGATATAGGTTTTTATGGTCTATACGATACATCAGGTTCACAAGATTTATATTCAGGATTATTTAGAGATGCTAATGATTCAGGCAAATATAAACTATTTAAAGATTTACAAGTAGAGCCAACCACAACAGTAAACACAAGTGGTACAGGTTATGCTACAGGCACATTAGTTGCCACATTTGAGGGAAACCTTACTGGTAATGTTACTGGTAATACTTCAGGCACATCAGGTTCTACAACTGGTAATGCAGCTACAGCAACTGCGTTACAGACAGCACGAAACATTGGTGGAGTCTCATTCGATGGCACAGGGAACATAGACTTACCTGGAGTTAATTCAGCAGGTAATCAAAACACATCAGGTACGGCAGCGATAGCAACAGCAGTAACTGTGGCAGATGAATCATCTGATACAACTTGTTTTCCTTTATTTTCAACAGCAGCTACTGGAGATTTAGGTCCTAAGTCAGGCAGTAACTTAACATTTAATTCTAGTTCAGGCACATTAGGTGCAACAATATTTTCAGGATCAGGTTCATCACTTACAGGAGTAGTTATAGAAACTGCTAGTACAGGAAGTGCCGAAATACCTGTAGGTACAACAGCTCAAAGAGATGGCTCACCTGCAACTGGTATGTTTAGATTTAACTCTACAACAACAGGATTCGAGGGCTACGATGGTAGTGCTTGGGGTGCGATTGGTGGTGGAGGTGGTGCTACTGGAGCAGGTGGCGATGAAGTATTCCAAGAAAACGAAAGAGTAGTTACAACTAACTATACACTATCTACCAACAAATCTGCTATGTGTGTCGGACCATTAACGATTAATACAGGGGTTACAGTAACAATCCCATCAGGAGAGAGGCTCGTAATATTATGACAGTTAAGATTAATGCAGATACATCAGACGGATTAAAGTTTGTATCAGATACAAGTGGTACTGTAGATATCCAATCAGCAGGTACAACAAAAATGACTGTTGGCTCTACAATTGATATTCAAGGAAACGAATTAGTATTAGATGCTGATGCAGATACATCTATCCACGCATCTACAGATGATGTCATAGATGTAAAAGTAGGTGGCAATGATAATATCGAGATAAATGCTCTAGGTTCATCTAGGAAATTAAAAGTTTATAAAGGTGGTGGTGATGAGGTAGTGCTTCAATCTAATGCTCCTGATGCTAGTGGAAATTTAAGAACTTTAGAATTAGAGGGAGAACAATTAGTATTCTCAACAGGTGCTAGTAGTGGCACATCTTCTACAGAAGCATTTAGAATTCTTGCTAATAATAAAATATGTATCGATTCAACAAGTGCTGAAAGCACATCACAAGATAATATGCAATTTGACCCTGAAGGTCATATTTACATGTACCAAAACACTACTGCGTTACAAGGTGTTATAGATTTTAGAAATCCAAATGGATATATTGGCTCAATAAGAACAACAGGTAGTGCTGTTCAGTTTAATACTTCATCTGACTATAGATTGAAAGATAATATTAATTATACATGGTCGGCTACAGATACAGTCAAATCTTTAAAACCATGCTCGTTTACTTTTAAAGCTGATACAGATACTACACTTCATGGATTTATTGCACATGAATTACAAGAGCATATACCACATGCAGTAAGTGGTGTAAAAGACGCAACAAAAACAGATGGTGATGGCTCAACAATTATAGACCCACAGGGTGTTGATTTAGGAAAGATAGTTCCATACTTAGTCAAAACAATACAAGAATTAGAAGCTAGAATTACAGCATTGGAGAGTTAGATGGCATTAACATTACATGGTACAGTATCAGATAACACAGTAGCTTTAGATAGAAAGACTGCTACCCCATTGATTATAAATGGTGATATGGCTATAGCACAAAGAGGAACTTCTTTATCTTCTCAATCATCAAGCACAAGGTTATTAGATAGATTTGCCAATGATATAGGTGGTGGTGGTGCAATTACGATTTCACAAGATACTGACACTCCTAATAGTACATTTCCAAATAGCATGAAAATGGTTGTGGCTACTGCTGATAGCTCGATAGCAGCTGCTGATGCTTATAGATTTACTTATTCAGTAGAGGGTAAAGATATTGCAACAGTAGGATTAGGCAATAGTGATTGTCAGACAATGACATTAACATTTTGGGTTAGGTCATCTGTTACAGGTACTTATGGAATAGGATTACAGAATAGTGCTGAAACAGAAAACTATGTAGATGAATATGCAATATCATCAGCAAACACTTGGGAGAAAAAAGTAATCAATATTCCTGTAAGAACATCAGGTACATGGCTAACTACTAATGGTATAGGTTTAGGAATCAGGTGGGATTTAGGCTCAGGCACAAATTACAATGGAACAGCAGATACATGGCAAACAACATCAGGTAAAGTATACAGAACTTCATCATGTGTTAATTGGATAGCAAACGCATCAGCAACTTTTTATGTAACAGGTGTTCAGCTAGAGATAGGAACATTTGATGCTAACAGCATACCTGACTTTCAACATGAAGATGCAGGTACAAGTCTAGCTAGATGTCAGAGGTATTATTATAATGGTGGAGATTCTTCAAACCAATTAGGAATTGTTAGTGGTGGATTTGATAACAAAGTAATAAATTCTTGGGCTCACCCAACAACCATGAGAGCAGCACCTACTATGACTACTTTAGCAGAGGACGCATCAGGAACTAGTACATCTATGCAATATTCAGGTATTTCGGATATGGGGTGTAGATTAAGAGCAAATAGTAATAACAATAGTGTATTTATCTTTTTTAATTTTAAAGCAGAGGCAGAATTATGACTGTTACATCAGCAAAATATATGAACAATGAATTAAATAAACAAGACAATATTAAAGCAACAATAGATGGTGCTGAATGTTTTGTTCCGATAGACACAGCAAACACACATTACCAAGCTATACAAGAATGGGTATCAGCAGGTAACACAATAGAGGAAGCAGACTAATGGCATTAGTAATTAAAGGAAGTACAAGTGGGCAAGTAACTATAGATGTTCCTGCCGAAGCAGGTACACGAGCAATTAATTTTCCTGCTGTATCAGGTAATATTTTAACAGATGGAGCAGCTTTACCTGCTATAGATGGTTCTGCATTAACAGGACTTAGTGGTGGAATAACACAAGCAGATATGTATCGATTGACTACAAATGTAACATCAGACACAGGTACAGTAACTAATTGGGAAAGATGTGATGATGCAAGTTATGGAAAAATTGGAACAGGAATTACTGAATCAAGTGGTCTTTTTAGTTTTCCTGAAACTGGAATTTATGCTGTTCGTTGTATGGCTATGATTAATCCTACAGATGACAACGATTCTGTTCTTTGGAATAGTTTTGTAACAAATGGTGATGATAGTAGTAATGACTTAGTAGCTGAAACTGTAGCAGGAGATCCATCAACTACTGTATGCTCAGAATTTTTTGTAGATGTTACAAGTACGGCTAATGTAAAAGTCAAATTTGGAGTTGGCTCATTAGCTAGTGGTGGTTTTATTACAGGTTGTTCGGCTTCTAATTGCACTGCCGTTACATTTGTAAGACTCGGAGATACATAATGGCAAAAGATTATTTACAACTAGCACTAGCTTATTTTAACACAGATAAAGGTCAATGGTATAAATGGAAAACAGATTATACAGGTAGTGATAGACAGACTTATGTTAATTTAGAACTTGCAAATGATTCAGCTACAATGCCAAGTGAAGCAGATGTAAACGCTAAAATACAAGAAATTAAAGATGCAGATACACAAAAAGAAACTGACAAAACAAGTGGCACAAACAAATTAAAAGCATTGGGTTTGACTGATGCAGAAATTAAAGCACTAACACAAAAATATTAGAGGTAACTAATGGGATTAGAAACAGGAACATATATAGACAGTCTTAACAGCTCAAACCCTACAGCAGGTGATGCCGTATCCGAGGGTGATGACCATTTAAGATTAATCAAATCGACAGTAAAAGCAACATTCCCAAATTTATCTGGTGCTTGTACGAGTACACAGGCAGAATTAAATTTACTCGATGGTGTTACGGCAAATACTACAGAACTTAATTATGTAGATATAACAACACTTGGAACAGTAGAAGCGTCTAAAGCTGTAACTGCTGATGCAAACAAAGATGTAACAGCAATACGAAATCTAACTATTACAGGTGCATTATCAGCAGGTAGTGGACTTGTAACAATGTCAGACATATACCCTGTAGGATCTATTTATATAAATGCAGCAGTAACAACTAACCCTGCAACTTTATTAGGATTCGGAACATGGACAGCATTTGGTTCAGGAAGAATGATGGTTGGCTATAACGCAGCAGATAGTGATTTTGACGCATTACAAGAAACAGGTGGTGCAAAAACACATACATTGACTATCGCTGAAATGCCATCACATACTCACAACAGACCAAAAGGTTGGAAACCTGCCCCTAATGATAATGACGTTGATATAACAGGTGGTAACGGAGTTAATATTGCAGATAATATGGTAACAGACGCTACTGGTGGAGGTGGAGCTCACAACAACATGCCACCATACATAGTTGCATACATGTGGAGAAGAACTGCATAATGGCAACATTTGTAGCACCTGCACCTAAAGGTCTAGTAAAAGATACAAACAATACTGTATTGCCACCTGAATTTTATTCGGAAGCAGCTAATGTTAGATTTGCAGATAATGCAGCTAAAAAGATCAAAGGACACGACCAAGTATTCGGCACACCTACAGTTGCCCCATATTTTGTAATTAATTGGGCATCAGGCACAAATGTATATTGGTTTTATGCAGGTACAGCAAAGATTTACAGACAAAGTGGTAGCTCAACACACACAGACTTTACAAGGGCATCAGGTGGAGATTACTCAACTAATTTAACTTCAGTAGGAAACTGGACAGGAACTATCTATAACGGTCTACCTATATTGTGTAATGGGGTAGATGATCCACAAGCATTAGCTACAGTAGGAGCTAGTGCATTTAGCGATTTAACTAATTGGCCATCAAGTACAACTTGTAAAACTATCAAAGCTTTTGGTAATTATTTAATGGCACTCAATCTTACAGAAAGTGGCACAGAACTTCCTAACAAAGTTAGATGGGGAGATGCAGCAGAAAACTTTGCATTACCTTCTTCATGGACAGCATCAGCAACTAATGACGCAGGTTCTGTAACTATAGGAGATGAATCAGATTTTATTGTAGATGGATTAGCTTTAAAACAATCATTTATTATATATAAAGAAAACTCTACATGGTTAGCCCAATATATAGGTGGAAACCTTGTATTTAGTTTCCAAAAACTATTTAACGATACAGGTGTATTAACAAGAAACTGTATAGCAGAATTTGACGGAAACCACTTTGTCGTAACGCAAGGTGATTTAATCGTACACAATGGAGTATCTAAAAAGTCTGTAGCTTCTGATTTAATTAAAAGACAGCTATTTGATGATATTAATGATGCTTATTTTAACTTAACCTTTTGCACACACAATGTTCAACAATCTGAGATGTGGGTGTGTTATCCTAGTATAGGTTCACAATATTGCAATAAAGCACTAATTTATAACTATGTTAATAACTCATTTACTTTTCGTGATTTGCCTAATATTTATCACATTGGTCCTGGAATTGTAGATCCTGGTGCAACATCTGTTGTATGGTCAGGACAATCAGCTACATGGACAGCTTATAGTGGTACATGGGGAGATAGGCAATATAACCCAACAGAAAGGTCTATTCTTATGGCAGGTGTAGCAGATACTAAACTGTATCGTGGAGATTTTGGGCAACAGTTTGCAGGTGAAAACTACATCACAACCATAGAAAGAAAAGGATTA